CTTGCACATTCAGGTCACCATACAGGTAGGCTGGAATACCAGAGTGGTCATCAGCCAACCGAGCAAACTTGTCATACACAGCCACCAGCGTGCTGGCGTTATCTTCAGGCTGTGTGAAGCGAACAGCAGGCGCACTCGAACCCACAGGGTCGTTGGTCACCTGCCAAATCTTCCAAGGTGACATCTGGGTAATGTCCTCGTTCGGAGGAATCCGCTCAAGGTTGACTTCAACCTGAGGGCCAGATGCGATACCCATGTTGTTCACGAGCGCACGAGCGGCTGCGTTACAAACATTCTGGATGTCTTCGATAATCTCGGGAATACCCTTACCCCAGAACGCGCCGGGGCACTTGATGAACGAAGTCTTGCAATAAGGCTTCTGACCCAGTGGGTCATAGTTCAACACCGCCTTGATGACATAGTTACCAATCATCCAGACGTTGGCATCGTATTCGCGGGCTTCGTCAGGGATTTCTTCTTCGGTCATGCCCCACTCGCGGAGCATCTTGCCGGAGACTTTGCCCCAGAACTCAAGAGCATCGAACACATCAGTCGGGCGCATATAGGAGTAGTACTTGCGCTCCTCCTCGTTTTTGATGAGTTCCACATCCTCGTTAATCCAAGACGGGCCGGAGCCGTTGTTCAGGATGTCACGGATGGCGTCCTCATCGTAGCCCGGTACACCAATCAGGTCAGAGAGGTCAGTACGGGACAGAGGGTGGTGCTCGAAGATGTAGCCTTCCTCGATACGGGTGATACCCGGCTCGGGGTAAATGCGGAACGGGTCAACACGTTCAAACTCGGGAGCCAGACGTTCAATCGGCTCAACCACAGTTTTACCCATGACAGTCTTCCAGCCGAGGGCACGCTGACGGCGTACGACTGGGCCTTTGATGAAGGCAGCAGGGAAAGTAACAAGGTCAGTGATGAAGTCATTAAACGAATCCGCCCAGCCGCCCTGTGCGAACTGGTCTTCAATCTTCAACTTCATCTTGTCCGCACGGTTCTGTGCGTCTTGCAAAATCTTGAAGCGATAGTCTTGGGAGACCATCTCTTTGAGTTGCTGCATTTCCTCTTTGGTCGGAGCCTGCTGCGTCTCTTGCAGCATGGTCAGCACTTCGGTAGCAAAGATGTCCTGAATCTCTTGACGTTGTATCGGAGACAAATCAGGAATCGGGGTGGGCACAATGTCCCACGGGGGAGTACCGGTATCCAACAGGATGTCACGGAGCCAAGATTCCGCTGCGCGGCACTTGACTTCAGTAATCATCATGTAAATCTCAGAGCCGCCTTGCTGACGAATCTGATTTAGTTTCTCTGGCTCATACTCGCCGTTGCGCTGACGCAAGGCCATGAGCATCTTGTCTTCAATGGGTTTCTTCGCAATCTTCGCAGCATCCCAGCACATACGAATATGCTCGGACAAGCCAAGAACCATCGGTTGGTTCTGGCGTTCTTGCAATGCCTTTTGCGCCGCTTCTTGCTCTTGCTTATCAAGTTCGGCGTTTGACACTACGCGAAGGAATGTAAGACCAGCCATTTAGACCTCGCCCTGTTTCTTACGACGCTTAACCGCCTCGTCCATACTCAGCCCAATATCTGCCGACTTGAACAGAACTTTACCCTTTGGCGTCAACATCGACGCAGCGGCTACCAACGAGTCAGTCGTAATTTTTACAGGAGCAATCTCTGCTCGCTCAGACGCTTTAGGTAGAGCCAACTGAACCGACTTGGGAGTAAGGGAGGGAGTAATTGAGTAAACTTCTTTAGGTGCTGCTGCACCGGGCATTGCATTACCACTACGAATCGCAGCGTTTTCTACCCGACGATTATAGGCAGCGTAGCGTTCTTCGTTGAACTTCGCTGCTTCAGCCTTCTTGGACTCGCCGTAGTACTGAACATCACCGGGCTTGGCAATCTCAGGCATCGCGGCAATCTTTGGAGCCTCGCCGTATCCGACAGTCGGAGCCTTGGCGGGTTCTTCCATCGAGGTATCGTAAGGAGAGTAGACCAGTCCTTCGCCGTACTCACTCCATGATTCTTCACGGGGGGTAGTGACTACCTTTGCTGGCCCGCGCCCCATCTGTTTCGAGACGGGCGCACTGTAGGCTGTACCTTTGGGGCCAGCCAAACCTTTCTCATCGACGTACACCGTACGCGACTTCTGAGTAACTGGGCGGGTATCAACCACTTGACCACCGGCAGCATACCCCTTGACAGGGGTTTTGCCGATTGTCATCTTGGGGTTTGTACTGCTATGGGACAGGACTTTTGCCATTTAGTCCTCCATGTCAGGACGCTTATTTGTCTTGTGTTCGTGGGCTTCCATCATGTCTTTGATGGTCATCACAGGCTGCTTCCACTCCATAGGTTCATACTCTTTGGGTTTGCCAGCCATACCACTGGTGTCCATCTTCTCGTTGTCCGAGATGATGGTGTAGTCCTTGTGATGTTTGACCTTGACCATGTGCCGCCTCCTGTTTGTCACACTACTATATATTGTAATGTGAACATAGCAAGAAGTATACAGGCTGTCAAAGTATTTCGGCAAGAAAAAATACCCCGGCGGGGGGCCGGGGTAGGAACCCACTGAAGGAGAGTGTGGGGAGGTGACAACTGCCGCTGCAAAGAAAGCGACGTTTACATCATATCAAGTCCAGCCTAGACTCGCAACGGGCTTGATTTCCCGCCGCTGGGGTAAATGATGCCCCTCGCCAACGGAGGCGATATGGAGCATGAGGTATTGTAACGCTTCGGCAACGTGGGAGTGCTTATTTTTCTCAATGTCACCGTCACCCTTGGGTTTGTACCGGTAGCCACCCATCATCGCCGCCTTCAACTGGGTGCAGGACGGGTCGAGCAGGAAAGCCGGGTCGCCGTCCACCTGACGCATCAGGTAGTCATCGACGGCATTTATTCGCGCCGATACATTATTCGTCTTAGCCGGGATAACTCGCAGGTTCTCCGCCTTAATGATGTCCACAGCCGAACGCTCATCCGTCTGCGCCCGCTGAATACCCGCCGGGTCAGTAACCACCAGTATGGGCGCACCGGAAAACCTCTCGTAGATTAGGGGTTTGAGGATACTGCGGACAAATCGCTGTACGCCCATGTCAAAACTGACCGCTTCCGCCAGCACGAGGGCGCGGCCTCGGGGGTCTTGTTGCCCGATAACAGCCGCTGGGGTGAGCCCCAAGTCCATCCCAATGATAATGGGTCGAACCCCATTGTTGACATAGCGAAGTCTCTCTCTAGCCATATGGTAGTCCGGCCTGAAATACTTGTACACCGGCATACCAGCCGAGGATAGTCCGTACTCGCCGTCGATGTATACGCGGATGTATTCTTCGGAGCGGCCTTGTGTATCGTAGTACCCGTCAGGGAGGTTTTCGATGTTTTCAGCAAACGCACTGCGTCCGGACGGTTGCTTGAACACGGCCCAGCCATTATTGTTCGGAGATACGCCATCTTTCGGGTCTAAGCCTTCCATTTGGTAATACCACCAAGTATCCATCGTCGGTGGGTTAGTATCGCCCCACATACCGTGCCACGTTGGCCCGCCATCTTTCGCGGACGGATAGCGACCGATACGCTTTGACATCGCATCCACAATATCGGGGTGGATGTCCCGGCACTCGTTGAACCATGAGAACGTCAACTCCAAGGAGTTCAAGTTGGCAACGTCGTCCGCATCGTCCAGTGCACGGAACATTATCTCGCACTCTACATCCCCCACCTTAAAAAAGTAAGTCTTGGTCGTGCGCATGTAGTCGCCACACTGCCCCGGCGGGAACCAATCCAGAAACGTCTTGATGGTGGTGTCCTGCAACTGCCGCGCCGTCTCACGGACAATCGCCGCCCGCGTCTTGCGTATGCCTTGCGCGTTGGGCCGCTGCATACTTGCGCGGCGCACAATCTCAAACGACGAGGTTACCGACTTGCCGGAGCCGACCGGGCCCATAAGCACGCGCATCTTGGCGTCGGACTCCATGAACTTTTTGCCGGTTGGCGGCGGTGTATAGTTAATGTTTAGCATTGCACCTCCACGAGCATCACCCAGAACTCGCGGCCCCGGCGTTTATGCTTCACGATTTTTGTTCTGTAAGACGCCCCATATTCCCGCAGGGCTGCCTCCATATTATGCGCTTCACTCGCACTGACGAACCGTGCGGCTTTCATACCCTCAAACGTAAGGTCGAACTTACTCTCCAGACTCGATGGCAGCGACATCCGTCACCTCTGTGGTATCTGCTTCGATGGTTCGGGCGT